ATAAATATTATGAAGATAAAGAATTGAATGATTTATTTTTAGAATATTTGCAAGTTAGAAAAAAATTAAAAGCAGTAAATTCTGATAGAGCAATAAATAGTTTAATAAAAATATTAGAAGTATATGATGATCCAACAAAATACAAAATGATAGAACAAAGTATAATAAATAGTTGGAAATCAATTTATCAATTAAAAGATATTAAAATGCAACCAAAATGGATAAGTAAAGAAATAAAAGCAGATACAATGACACCAGAAGAATACGAAATATTTATGAAAGAATTAGGTGATTAAATGAAAGAAGAAATAAAAGAAATATTAGATAACACATTAGAATATCTTGAAGGAATTGATGAAACAAGAAATACTAAAATATTAACAACAAATGAAACAAACATTTTATTAGATTACATAACTAATTTAAAAGATTACAAACAAAGAAATGAAAAAGTTATTCAATATATAGAAAGTTTATTTAATACAATAGATTACAAAGACGAAGAATTTATTACATTTGATACATTACAAAATATACAAGATTTAGCAAAATATGGGCAATTAAAAGGTGATAAAGATGAATAAAGATATATTAATAGAAAAAATAGAATATTTATCAAGTATGCCACATTCTGCTTTGGTAGAACATTGTATATATTTAGAAAATGAAAATGATAATTATAAAGCACAAAAATATATAACAGACTTTATCAGTGAAAATAGTATTATTTGTGAAAAAAATAAAGAAATAGAAAGACTAAATAATATAATAAATGAAATAAAAAAGATAGTTGATTATTATGGAATAACACCTGATGTAAATGATGATATAGTAGTAAGATCTATTTTAAAAGAAATAAATAATAAATTAGAATTGAAAGGAGAATAATATGGAAATACTTTTTGAAATATTAAAAATTTTAATATTTACATTTATAGGTTTTGTATTAGCAGTATTAATTATTGGTGGAACAAGAAATGATAAATAATATTGACAAAATAATTTAAGCAATGTATAATTAAAGTGGTAAGAGATAATACGTTAACATTATATCTTACTATCATCACTTCAAGTATAAAAGCACAGATTATAATAGTCTGTGCGTTAAGTAGTATAAACTTTCTTGTATTGTATACTCCATACTAATATTAAGTCTACTTTTCTATTTTATTAAATCTATACTACTTGACGCAGAGATTATTAACACACCAAGATATACTGATATTGTATATCTTTTTATTTTATGATATTATTAAGTTAGGAGGAAATAAAATGAAATATGAATTTAAAAAAAATGGTGAAGATGATTATAGTTTAATTTACAAAGATAAAGAAATTAAATTTAAGTCAAATGTAAATGCTATAACAAGATTACAAGAATGTGAAGCAGTTGCAAAAATAAAAATGATCGATGATTTAGCATCAAAAGGAAAAAGTTTAAGAGATTATACAATAGAAATAAAAAAAGATGGAAAAACTTATTATGATAATACAAATAAAGTAGAATTAACAAAACTTTATGTACAAAAAGAATTTGTAGAAGTATATAGTAATTTAGTAAAAGAAATACTTGGAAAAGAAATACAAGAATTATATAATGAAATGGAATTAAATGAAACTGAATTACAAAAATTTAGTGAAGAATTTGGAATGATAATTACAGGGCAATATAAATTTCCCAGTAGAGAAATATTGCAAACACAAACAACAGAAGAATAAAGAAACAATAGTATGTTTACCTTATGATATGAAATATATATATCCTTTCTTTTGTAGAAATTATGGCAATATAAAATATAATGAATTGATGCAAATGGGTTATGATGAATTTAGTATGAAATTAAATAGCATACCAGAAAATGATCCATTATTTACAATTTTTAAAAGTAGAGCAATAACTTTGGGTAAAATAAAAGATAAAGATGAAAGAAAATATTGGAGAGAATTAAAGAAAGAAAATGCAATACCAGATATATATAAGAGTGATGAAGAAATACAAACACAATTACAATTATCTTTAAAAGATATAGGAGGAATTAAAAATGGAAAATAACATTATAGAATTTAATAAAAATATAGAAATTAAAAATAAAGATTTTTCAATTTATAAAGATGAAGAAAAAGGAATTGAATTTGTTTTAAATACAGTAAATGTATTAGCAAGATGTGATTATTTAGAATTAGATAAACAACAATATGAAGCAGCATTATTTGCTAAAAAAATAGAAGATCTAAAATATGATATTATAAATATAACAAGGCCAACTTCAAAATATGAATTAACAAAAAAAGAAGAAGATAAATTTAAAATTGTAGATAATGAAGTAGCAGTAAGACCTATATGGAATGTAACTAACAATGCTGGTGCATTTAAAAGTTTTACAAATAAAGAAGATGCTATTAAGTTAGTAGAAGAAATCAATAACAAAATACTTGATTATATTATTTAATAAAAAGGGAGTATTAAAGGGAAACTAGACAGACACAAGAATAATGCTAGTTAGAGGGTTTAAGTAGTGTCTGAAATTAAAGGAGAAGTGAATATGTCAATAATTGAAGGTTTAGTAATAATAGTATCAATATTATGTATAACACTTTTAATACTTGCATATTGGTTTAAAGATGAAAAATAAGATAAGTATAATAATACCAAACTATAATTCAAGTAAATACATAAATAAATGTATTGATAGCATATTAGAACAAACATATAAAGATTTTGAATTAATAATAGTAGATGATATGTCTACTGATGATAGTGTAGAAAAAATAAAAGAATATTCTGATGAAAGAATTAAATTAATAGAATTAACTAAAAAAGCATACAATGGTGGTACAAGAAATATTGGTGTAGAAAATGCTAGTGGTGAGTATATTTTATTTGTAGACTGTGATGACTGGATATATTCAAAAAATAGTTTAAAAGAAATAGTAAGAACTATATCAATGAGTAATGCAGATTTAATCAGATTAAGTTATGTAGCACATAAAAACAAAGAATGTAAAATAAGATTAAAAGAAAAAACATTAAATGATTTAGCAAACACAGTATTTGTAGCACCTTGGACTAAATGTATTAAGAAAGAAAAGTTTGTAGATTTCCCAGAAAATACATTATTAGAAGATGTAGTACAACATATAGCACAAATAGATAATATAGAAACTTATGCAGTATGCAATGAACCTTTTATAGTATGGAACAGAGAAAATGAAAATGCTATTTCAAGTGACGTAGCAAAATATGACAAAAATAGTAAAAGGTATTCATCAGTTTATAGAAATATGGCAGACTTATTAGATTTAAAATGCAAACATAGTTATTGTGAAGAACAAAGACAATTTAGAATAAAAAATTATGAAGATATAATACAACGTGGTGATATATTAGGTTTAATAAATGGAGTTGATAGTAATGGATAATGTATTTTATATGCACAAGTTATCACCTATTGGTGGAGTAGAAAGTTTCCTTTACTATTTATCTAAATTATATGATAATTTTGTAGTTTATTATAAAGAAGCAGACCCAACACAAGTTGAAAGACTTGCAAAAAATGTAGAAGTACATAGATATACAAAACCAATAAAATGCAAGAGATTTTTTTGCAGTTATGGATATGATATAGAAGTAGAAGCAGAAGAATACTATCATATAGTACATTATGATGCAATGAATGTAGGTTTTACACCTATGACTAATGATAACTTTAAATATATAGGTGTTAGTAAAGTTGCTTGTGATGGTTTTGAAAAAAAGACTGGTGAAAAATGTGAATTGATTTATAATGTAGTACCTATTGAAAAACCAAATGTAGAAAAACTACCAGGTTTAAATTTAATAAGTGCTACAAGATTAACTTCTGAAAAAGGTGGAGAACGAATTAATAAATTAGCAAAATTATTAGATGATAATGGTATAAAATATAAATGGACTATTTATACTAACAAAGTAAGATACCCTTTTAAAAGTGATAATATAATTGTTAAATCACAAAAATTAGATTTAACAAAAGAAGTAGCAGAAAGTAGTTTTTTAGTACAATTATCAGATTGTGAAAGTTTTGGCTTATCAGTATGTGAAAGTTTAATACTAGGAACACCAGTTATAATAACACCATTAGAAGCATTTAAAGAAATAGGTTGTATTAATGGTTTAAATGCTGTTATTTGCGACTTTAATATGAAGAACATAGATTTAGATATGATAACTAAAAAAGTCTTTAAATTTGACTATAAACCACCAAAATCAGAGTGGAATAAATATTTAACAAAAACAAATAAATATAACCCAAATGAATTAATAGAAGTTAGAACATTAAAAAGATTATATTTAGTAGAAGAAAATACACATCATTTAAGAAATGAAATTATAAAATTAACAAGACAACGTGCTAGTGTATTAGAAAGTTTAAATTATATAGAGGTGATATAATGGCATTTTCATATAGTTTTTTTAAAAATGATGTATCTAATTATTTAAAACAAAAATTTGAACATAATGCAAAAATATTAGATGTTGGTGCTGGTGAAGGAACATATTATAATTATTTAAACGATTATTTTAAAGAAATATATGCAGTAGAAATATTTAAACCTAACATTAAAAATTATAGTTTAAATAAAAAATACAAAAAAGTATACAACATAGATATTAAAAATTTTAAATATGATAAATATGATATTATAATATTTGGTGATGTTATTGAACATCTAACTACAAAAGAAGCACAAGATGTTTTAAAATATGCTTATAATAGATGCAAAGAAATGATAGTTGCAGTACCTTACGAATTAGAACAAGGAATAGCAGAAGATAATGTATATGAAATTCATAAACAAGCAGATCTAACACCAGATATAATGAAAGAAAGATATCCTTTTTTAAAATGTTTATACAAGAATGATTTATATGGTTATTATGTAAAAGGAGATGATTAAAATGCCATTTAAAAGTCAAGCACAAAGAAAATGGGCATATACAAAAGAAGGTACAAAAGCATTAGGTGGTAAACAAGCAGTAGCAGAATGGGAAAAAGCATCTACTAAACCATTACCTAAATATGCACCTAAAAAGAAGGCAAAATAGTGAAATCATTTAGTTTATTTTATAAACAAGTAGAAGGTAATGAAAAATCAAAATGTATGTATACTACAAGGTTAGATACTTATGGTTGTGGTTGCCAACACGACTGTAAATATTGTTATGCTAAAAGTTTATTAGATTTTAGAGGATTATGGAATGCAGAAAAACCTGTTGTAGGTAATATGAAAGATATAAGAAATGCAATTATTAAAGCAAAAAAATCTGGTATAAAAATAGTAAGACTTGGTGGTATGACAGACTGTTTTCAACCAATAGAGTTAAAATATAGAACTACTTATCAAACAATTAAACTATTAAATAAATATAAAATAGAATATTTAATAGTAACAAAAAGTCATTTAGTTGCTAATGAAGAATATTTAAAAATATATGATAAAGATTTAGCACATTTTCAAATAACTACTACTTGTTTAGATGATGAGTTATATAAAAAGTTAGATTATGAAAAAGCAAGTTTACCAAGTAAAAGAATAGAAGCAATAAAAAAATTACAAGAAAATGATTTTGATGTTGCAATTAGATTAAGTCCATTAATAGAAGAATATATTGATTTTGATAAACTTAATAATTTAGGTATAGAAAAAGCAGAAGTTGAATTTTTACGTGTTAATCATTGGATCAGAAAATGGTTTAATGTTGATTATAGTAAATATAAAATAAAACAAAGTGGTTACGAACATTTAGATTTAGAAGAAAAGAAAAGAATAATAAGTAAAATAAAAATACCACAAATAAGTGTATGTGAAGATGAAAATAATGCTTATGAATATTGGAAAAATAATTACAACCCAAACAAAGATGACTGTTGTAATTTAAGGAGGAACTTATGAAAATAATAACTAAAAAAATAGAAGAATTAAAACCTTATGAAAACAACCCACGTTTTAATGATGATGCAGTTGAATATGTAAAAAATTCAATTAAAGAATTTGGTTTTAAAGTACCAATGGTAATAGATAAAGATAATACAATAGTAACAGGACATACAAGATATAAAGCAGCATTAGAATTAGGTTTAAATGAAGTACCTTGTATAATAGCAGATGATTTAACAGAAGAACAAATAAAAGCATATAGATTAGCAGATAATAAAGTATCAGAAAAATCAGGTTGGAATTTTGAATTATTAGAAGAAGAACTTGATGATTTAGATATAGATATGTCTGAATATGGCTTTGAAAATTTAGAAGAATTTGATATTAATAACTTTTTTGAAGAAAGTAAAGGAGAAAATAAAACACAAGATCCTAAAACTATTACTTGTCCACATTGTGGAGAAATAATTGAATTATGATAGTTTACCTAGCAGGTGGGGTAAGTGGTAATCTAAATCCTCTATGGAAACTATTTCTAGCAGGACAAACAATGGATATACCACAAAAATTAGGAGAAAGTATGAAACTATTTCTAGCAGGACAAAATGGTAGAACAGAAATATTAAAAGGAGTTTTAGATGAGAGTATACCTAGCCGAGAGTGGT